TTATATGATAAACGGAGCAAACAAACACGATGTAACAATAGAGCCAGTTAATGTTAATGATGTTAAAAGCTTAGTATATGTAACTGGTCAAAGTAGTTTTACTTTATATTGCTCAAGATTAATTATAATGAGAGTAGCTTAAATAATCATTATTACTAACAAAGTATAAAATGAGTAAATCTATAAAACTAGAAAATAATAATTATATTGATAGTACTGGAATAACACACAATAGAGAATTATTAAGTACTATATTGAACAATGCTACAGTATATGATAGCGGTACCAATACAAATGGGAATTATATTAGATTTAAAAATGGTGTAATGATATGTTGGCATAGTATTGTGGGTAGTACACACCCTAATAAAACTAGATATGGTAATGGCTTTTTTTACCAACAAGGTGCGTACTCTTCCACATCTCCAGAAAATGCTAAAACTTGGAACTTCCCAATGACTTTTATATCTTCGCCAGTTGTCCAAGTTAATGTATCTAGCTCAGCCTATACTATTACGTCTCTAGGGGGAGTAGGTACAACTTGGGCTGGAGCAAGCTGTGCTACTCCTTATGAGGTAGATTCCGTGACATTTACTTGGTACTTTTTAGCAATAGGTTTTTGGAAATAGCTTAAATAATAAGCCAGTAATATGGCTAAATCAATTAAATTAAAAGATAATACCTATTGGAGTGATAACTCGATAATATATGAAAATCAAGAACTTGGATATTGGTTAAATAATAGAGTGTATAGAGACCAAATAAGTATAGGGTATATATCACAATTTAATCAAGCGTATGGATATAAAGAAATACCAATGACTTGTCCAGCAAAAACGATGTTGGTTGTAACTGGACTACATAGTGGAGCTGTAAGCGGTAGTATGGGCTTACAAATTACAAACATATATAACGGTATATACGTTAATAATACTAGTACCGCAATATCGTATTCATACTGGCTGAATTATGTATTAAGAGGAAACGCTCCAACTGACAACAAAGCGGTTTATCTTGACGTTCTTTGTATCAAATTATAAAAAGGAGGATAAAAGTTGAAAAATATAATAAGTTTTATTATTAGTACACTAGCTACAACAATAGTGTACTATTTAGGGGGCTGGGATATTGCACTACAAACGCTTTTAATAATAATCTTGTTAGATTATATAACTGGCGTATGCAAGGCAATACACAATAAAAAATTAAATAGCGAAATAGGTTTAAGGGGTATCATTAAAAAAGTTGGTTATCTAATAATAGTAGCTGTTAGTGTTATCCTTGATAGAATAGCGGGAAATACTGGAGCAATACGTACTTTAGTTATATATTTCTTTGTAGCTAATGAGGGTATTAGTATTTTAGAAAACTGGGGTGGTATGGGTTTACCACTACCACAAAAACTAACCGATGTTTTAGAACAAATGAAAAATGATAACAACCCTAAATAAACGTCTCAAAAATTGAGGCGTTTTTATTTTTCCAAAAGGAGGTAGAAATTATGGAAGAATTAGAGGTACAAAATGTTTTTAATGAGGACGGACTTGATATTTTAGTTGAAGAGGGAACTATTGAAAACTTAGAGGAGGTGGCTGATAATGGAAATGAGAACGAGTAAACCAACAGCTGGCAATAAGTTTTATATAACAAAAGCAAGGGGCGGATATTCAAGCTGTATACAAGGTTATCCAACTGACGCTAACTGTGATGTTTTAGCTAACTGTGTGGGGTATGCGTGTGGTAGATTCAATGAAATTATAGGGTCTATGAAATATCCATATCTAAATTGCAACGCCGAAAACTTTATTGAAAGAGCTAAAAATACATACGGTTTACAAGTAGTATCTTATCCAACTTTAGGTGGTATTATGGTTTGGCAAAACGGCTCAACTTTAGACGGTAAAGACGGTGCGGGACACGTTGCTATTGTTGAACGTATTGATAGCAAAAACCAAATCTATACTAGTGAGAGTGGTTATGGCTCAAGTGCTTTTTGGAATAGTATAAGAAATAATAACAATGGTCGCTGGGGCTTAGGCGGTGGATACACTTTTAGAGGCTGTATTATAAACCCAGCTATTGGCGATGTACATTATGTAGACCCAACACCAACTCCAACAAAAACTGTTGAAGAGTTAGCACGTGAGGTTATCGCTGGTAAATATGGTAACGGAGAGGATAGAAAAAAAGCTTTAGGCTCAAGATATGCTGAGGTACAAGCTAGAGTAAATGAAATATTGGCTGGAGAAAAACCAAGTGTAGATTTATTAGACTTAGTACGTAGAACTATTAGAGGAGATTTTGGTAATGGGGAGGCTAGAAAGAAAGCCCTAGGCTCTAATTACGCCGAGGTACAAAGACAAGTAAATCTAAATATTGAACACGGGTTAACACGTTGGGATAATATAAAACTATTTTAATGTTGACATATTTTTAATTTTTTGTTATGCTTAATTTAGCAACGATGTAGTATTTAATACAAGCTAGTATAGTTGTATTATCTTAGTTGCTAATTTTATGCAATTAAGAGAGGTAAGGACTATACTGTCCTTACCTCTTTTTTTATTTTTTGTAAATTAAGTCTTGCTCGTTCCAGTTTGGATATATTGAGCTTAAATGTTGTTTTACTTTGTCTTTACCAATACCGTAATTATCAAACTTATAATGACAGTCGTTTTCGGTTAATCTAGTACAAGCTGTAAAAATATTTTGCTCAATACCAAGACCACCCTTACTACGTGGTATATAATGAGCGTTAGGCATAACATTATAACTATTACCACAAATAACGCAAGAGTGATTATCTCGCTCCCAAACTATTTGTTTAACTTTTTGCGGTATATCGGTTGCTTTTGACCTTTTACTTTTCATTTCAAAACCTCCTTTTATCGCATAAACTAGGAGGTGTGAGTGCATATCAAGAGTTATGGGTAAACCCCCAGTAAGACCCAAACACCCAGTTTTAGCCTTATTTTATGGGGTTGACCATTTCTTTGATGATGAATAAATCGACCCCTTGTAAACCCTTTAAAACGTTGAGTTTAAAGGGTTTTGTTATTTTATTAGATAGTGTGAGATAGTGTCTTTTCGTGTGGGTAAGACCCAAAAAAGACCCAAGTAAGACCCAAAAGGTCTTATTTTAAAAGGCATATTGCCTTATACAATTTATCTATTGTTTTATGTGTATAAATACCGTCGGTAACATCTTTTATAGCGTGTCCCATTATTAACTTAATTGATAATTTATCGGCTCCTACATCGTCCATACGGGTAGCAAATGTATGTCGAGTATCGTGTGGCTTATGATTAAAACTAAATGTGTCCATAATCTCCGCCCAATTACGACCGTGATAGTTGGTATAATCAATTTTATTATTGGCGTTATTATATATCAAATATTGTGATTTAGAATTGTTATACCATTTTTCTATAAGTGGTTTTATCCTAGGGTGGATAGGTATTATCCTATTTTTACCAGCCTCGGTTTTAGAGCCACCTATCATATAATTTTCGTCTAAGTGCACGTTTTCGTTTTTCATATTAAGTAACTCATTTATCCTCATACCAGTATATATTAATATCAATATAGTATCAACAAATTGCACTTTATCCACGTTATCCCATAATTGGTTAATCTCTTCTTCGCTAAATGGTATACGAGGTATCTTTTTAACTTGCTCGCCTAGTATGACAAAATTGGCATAATTTTTAACTACTATATCGTTAGACATACCATATATAAATAGCTCACTAAATAACCCTCTTATCTTTTTTTGCATAGCTAACTTACCGTCGGCTTTATCGATACATTGTTGAATTAATGGGACTCTTATTTTATGAAATAGTATATGGCTCATATCCTCACAATATTTCCACGCATATACATAACCGTCTATACTACTCTTGGATAGAGTAGGATACTTGCTAGCACTCCATAATTCATAAACCTTGCCAAGTGTAGTATTTTCGTTATCTATCATATATGGGTTTTTATGGTAAATGTTTAATCGTTCTACACCAGCTAAATATGTCTCGGCGTATCCTAACTCTTTATATATTTGTTTACCCTCATTATTCCAACCAATAGTAGCCCTTACTCTAAATGGTTTACGCCTTTTACCTTTTACTTTATAAACAGTACCTTGACCGTTTGGTAATTTCATATTTTTCTCACTCTCCTTATTGCTAAAAATCAATATTTTTGCTATAATTAGAGTACATAAAAAAGATGTCTCGCCGACGTTGATTTTATGTACGCTTTATAGCGTTTGAGCTAGTATTCCAGTACTGGCTCTTTTTTTAATGCGGTTAAATACTACCCTCCGCATTATTTATCATTGTTTATCGTTCTTAAGCCTTTTTTAACCACCAAGTCGCCTTGCTCTTTTAAATACATATTTACTATTTCTAGTATTTTGGCTTGGTTGTATTCCTCTAACATAGTACACTTAACAAGTAATTCTTGCTCAATTTTGTTATTGGAACAACTTAAGATGTAATTGTTTAATACCGAGTCTTTTTTATCCAATAGCGGGTCTATACGTTCCTTAGGCACATCATAACCCATTAACCAAGTCTCGTTAACGTCTAACGCCTCGGCTATTTTTAGTAGTTTGTCACTTTTTGGCTCATAATTGCTCGATAAATAATGTGAAATGGAGGCTCTATCTATACCCGTCTTGTTTGCTAGGTCTACGGGCTTTAAGTTTTTCTCTCTCAAAGCTATACGTAGACGAGTAGCGAAAGTATCTGTTTTCAATGTATCCCTCCCATATATAATTATACACTAAATTGAGAAAAACACAACAATTTTGTAAAAAAAATTAAAAAAAGTTTGGAAAAATCAATTTTTTTGTTGACAAGGATATTTTGTTGTGTTATATTTGTATTGTAGTTGAGAAAACCAAACTACGAAAAACAATAGAGAGGAGGGTAAAAAATGGATAGAGTGGCTTTTGATTATTCAAAGTTAAAAGGTAAAATTGTTGAAGTACTCGGCAACCAAAGTAACTATGCTAAAGCCTTAGGCTTAAGTGAAACATCTATTACAAATAAATTAAATAACGCTGTATATTTTACTCAAGGCGAAATCATAACTACTGTAGATGTGTTACATATAGAGTTGGAAGAAATTAGTACTTATTTTTTTACAAAAAAAGTTGAGAAATCCAAACTAGAATAATAAATCGGCGAGACAAGGAGGAAAAAATGGAAAGCATAAAATCAATGAAAAGTATACCTATATATATTGTTGCTGAAATATTAGGTAAATCTCCACAGTTTGTACGCATAGGTTTACAGCAACAAACTTTACCAATAGGGAGTGCGGTTAAGATGTCAACTGAGTGGTGCTATCACGTGTCTTATGAGTTGTTAAAAAATTATGTTGGAATTGAAAGGATAAATAATTATGAAAAAGAGAAAAATTAAATGGCTAAATGTTATTAAACTTATTGTATTTATATTTTGTGTTTATATGATACTACACGATGTATATATGCTAACGATACACAGCTACATAACTGGAAATATGTACGGCTGGACTTGGATAGGTTTTATAACATTTATTTTGTTTTTTATAGTAGCTGGTATGATTTATGAAGATTTTGAGGAGCAAATAAAAAGTATCCCAAGCCACCGTCCAAAGTACGCTAAGGATACTAAGTAAATAATACACAAATAATTATTTACAATTATATTTTACCACAAATGAGAGAAAAAAGTATTGAAAACAAAATAAAAAGCTATTTGAAATCAAAAGGGGCTTATTATGTAAAGTATTTTGGTAACCAGTTTAGCCAAGTTGGGGTACCCGACATATTGGCTTGTTATAAAGGTAGATTTATTGGTATTGAGGTAAAAAATGAAAAGGGCAAAACATCTCCATTACAAGACATCAACCTACAACAAATAAAAAATGCTGGAGGTTATAGCTTAGTTGCTAGGAGTGTCGAAGATGTTGAGTGGGTTATTGTAGATATTGATAACACTTTATAAATATCAAGAAGAATACCAAAAACACGTAAAACCAAACTTTATATATGATATGGATACTGGTACTGGTAAAACAATTATGGGTTTAGAACATCATAAAAAGTATTTTGGAGATAAACCACTTTTAATTGTAGCTCCAGCCTCAAAAATAAATGAGGGTGGGTGGCAACGAACTATTGAAGAACATTACCCAAATATACTATATAGCACGTGCACTTACAATATGCTACCAAAAGTATGGAATCAATACAAAGACTGGTTTGTAATATTTGACGAGTGCCATAGATTAAAAAACTCAACTGGTGTTTGGGGTAAGGCTGGATATAACTTATCAAAAATAGCTAGTGGTTTTATTTTACTTAGTGCTACTCCAATACCAAATGGTTGGGAGGATAGTATTAATTACTTTAAGATGTTTGGACTTACAAAAAATAAAAGCTCATTTATAAGAGAAAACGCTATCGTTACTATGGACTATGGATATTTAGAAATAATAGGCTGGCGTAATCAAGCAAAATTAAAAAATATGTGGTTAGGTATTAGTAGACACCTCGGTAAAGACGAGGCTACTGATTTACCACCGTTAGTTTTTGAAGAAATACATTTTAAAGCAAGTAATATTTATAACGTAATTAAAAAAGATAGAGTCTATGATAACGTTTTTTATGATAATCAAATGAAATTAAGACACGGTTTGAGGCTAAATACTAATTTGGAGCAAAAAATCGACTATTTCGTGCAATTTCTATTGGATATTAACGAAAATGTGATAGTGTTTTACAACTATGACGAGGAATTATTGCTTTTAAAACAAAATATCACTAAAAAAACTTATGTATGTAATGGACACGAAAAAAATTACCCCAAAAAAGACGAGTGGAACAAAATAAAAAATACTGTAACACTTGCAAATTATAAAAGCGGTAGTGAGGCGGTTGAGTTTACTTATGCTAATATAATAGTTTATTTTAGTCCAACCGATAGCTACACCGAGTTTTACCAGTCTTACGGTAGATGTTATCGTAATGGTCAAACTCGAAAAGTAACAGCTTATAAATATATTACTGAA